TATTTTTTTTCTGTTTTTGGCATAAGCAATTCCATATTTTATACTAGGTTGAAACTTTTGTATATCTTCAGCCCAACTTGCTTCTAATATAGATAAAGGTGCAAGTACAAGTGTAGTGCTGCCTAATTTTGTATGTGCGTCTAATACAGAACGAGTTTTCCCAGTTCCTGGGTCTGATGTAATTAAACACTTTTTATTATTGACTATGAAATTAGTCGTTTCGATTTGATGCGCGTACGCACTTACTATTTCTTCCATGATTCGTTTTTCTCCGTTCGTTGTTATATGTTATATATAACATATAATTATAATACTTAAATAAATTATTTCAAGACCCACTCAC